AGGGTTCCGCGATTGGCAACAGCGGCACAGCCTATACCACGACAACCACCCAGTCCGACGCCGCTAAAACCAGCTCGATCCTCGGCAAGCGCTATCCCTCAGTCGCTTATTATTACAGCACCCTTGGTGCTAACAAGTGCCTGGAGATCACTGCTGCTGGTACCGAGTTCCACGGCTTTGGCGGTCGTACAACCAACTGGAGCTACGGCTTCCGTCTCGCTGACGACTGGGTCTCGACTGGTGGTGCTCAACAGATGCTGTCTGGGGTTGGCGATGCTAACTACTTCGTCAATGCTATTGCCGGCTACGGGCTGGGGTCCTCCCCTTACGAGTACATCCATTACGGCGACTTCGATAGCGGTTCATTCAACACCTCAACCAACGGTGCTAGCTGGAACATCGCAACGAATAACTGGATCATTGGCAATGCTGGCGACATGGTCATCGTTACTTACGACGGCGCTGGTACCGACACCTATAAGGTTTACGTTGAGGGCGTGCTGATTTACAGCAGCACCGACGTCGACACCTACATGCCGACCTCAGCCACTCCAACCGCCCTCCGCTTCGGTGACGTTTCTGGGTCCAACGAAACCCGCTATCCTGTTACCTACAACGAGTTGACCAGCTGGTACAGCCGTCTCGATAGCCTGTTTGTCACCGTTGGAACGGCTTACGATCAGACTCAGGTCGACGAGATCACTGCCGACAAGGCGGACCTGTCGCTCTCCGACAACTACTCCTCCATGACCACTCTTGCCGAATTCGACGACAGTGGCGTGACCAGTGTCAAGGGCTCTGCCTCTTACACCCGTCACTCGATCAGCTTCGGCTGATCTTGACTTTTGATCTTGAGCAAACGGGAGGGCTACAGGCCCTCCTTTTTCATGGCTTCAGCGTCGGGCAGTGCTTTAATGCTTTTCATGGCCCTATTCTACCACATCGGCAGACTATAGCGTCTTTACGGCCCCTTTTTTCATGGCGCACCTTGAGAAGATGCCGACCTACTTCGTCAAGGGCGAGGAGCGTCGTGCAGCATATTACACCGTTCAAGCCCGCGAGCTGCTGGCAAAAGGCTTTGTTGAAGAAGGCGCTGAGCCCAACAAGCCGATCAAGGCTCACGAGCCCAAGCCTGTTCCCGAGACCCTGGTTGAGGTCGGAGTGGATGCGTTCGAGCCCGATGCCATCAAAGCCGAAGGTAGTGAGGACAACCTTGAGGAGATGACCAAGGCTGAGCTGCTGGCATTCGCCATGGAGCGCGGTGTGGATCTGCCTAACAACGACCGCAAAGCCGACATCCTCGCCGAGTGCCGTAAGCTTCTGTGAGGGGAGGCTAATAAACCCTGAACAGAGAATAATTATGTTGGGTATCCTAGCATTGCTGGGGTGCCCCTTTTAATGTTATGGATGTTACATACACTGTAGGTCCTCGGTACATCGACGGGATCAATATCGACGCCGACGCAGATGCGGGCATGGCTATCGTGACCGAGGTTGATATCGCCGACCCCGTAACTGATCTCAAGGGCAGGGGCTACGAGCCTGGCCAGAAGAATCTCGACGGCTCAGACCTATGACCCGCAAGCGCTGCAAAACATGCCTCGCCCCCAGTTGCGCAAGCATTAGCAACTGCCGGAAGGAAGTGCGCTTTTACCTGGCCGCGTATGGTGCCAGCATGTTCCTGGCTGGCATGGCAACATTCATGTTCGCCCTGTGCGCTCGGTCTCCCGAACACTTGCATCAGCTTGGTGTTATGTTTGGCATGGAACCAGCTAAAAACGAGCATGTTGACGGTAAGCTAAAAGTAGATGCCTCATCGTCTCCGTGCCTGAATACCTTCTCGCTGCGATGACTGCGGCACTCCTAGGCTGGGGCGGCTTCACTTGGCGAAAAGCTGAGGATGCAATGATTGCTGCCAGGCGTTCTTTGGATGTAGTTGCTAAGGTAGAATTGAAGCTGGCTGAAGAGTACGTTACAAAGAAGGATTTTGAACTTGCTTTCGACCGCCTCTTCACGACGCTAGGCCGCTTCGAGGAGAAACTTGATTACCACGTCTACGCCCAGGACGCCACCATCCGTCGGCTTAGAGGTAAGTTAAGAAAGCACACTGGCGAGGAGGACTGAAGATGGCTGCTAGGAAACGCAAGACTGCCGACTTTTACAAGTCCAACCCAGAAGCCTACAAAAAGAAACTAGCCTACGACAAAAAACGTAACGCTAAGCCTGCTCGTAAGAAGTATCGCGCAGAGCTTGCCAAGGAGCGCCGTGCTCGCGGAATCATGGGCCAAGGCGGTCCCGACGTTAGCCATGCCAAGGGTGGCAAGTTCAAGTTGGAGAACGCCTCCAAGAATCGCGCTCGCAACGGCCACGGCAACAACGGTCGACTGGCTAGTGGCGGATCTGCTCGCAAGTCTAAGCCTGGCTACAAGCCCCGCAAGAAGAAGTAATGCCACTACCCCTTTCCATCGCACAGCAAACCAATGGCCGAAAGCAAAAAGCGCAAAAAGGGTCCAAGCCTAAGCGTGGGCAGGGGCGAAAAGCTCAGCGTAAAGCGGGGCGGCGGACTAACAGCAAAAGGTCGCAAGCGTTACAATCGCGCCACCGGTAGCAACCTGAAGGCTCCCGTGACTGGGAAGGTCGAACCTGGCAGTAAGGCGGCCAAGCGTCGCAAGTCCTTCTGTGCTCGCAGCAGAGGCTGGACCGGACCTCGCGGCAAGGCAGCACGTCGACGCTGGAAGTGCTAACCCCTATACTGGGGGCATGAAACCATACGAAAAAGACTACACCGACAGGTCCCGTGACATTGCAAACGGGCTTTTCCTGTCTGGCTACATCCTCCTCATGGGGGATATTGGCCTGTTTGGGGCCGGGCTCTACCTTCTGGGTGAGTGCTTCCTGACCCCGCACACGATCCGCACCCGCTCCTGGTCCACCCTGTTTGCGAGCGTCGTCTTCGCTATCGCCTCAATCTACAAGATCGTCAAGACCTTGTTCTTCTAGGCCCACGGCCAGCCCAGTTCTATGTCCCCCTTCCAGGCATCGTCTGTGAGGGGGATTTGTTTTGCGTAGGTACTGAAGACCTCGAACATGGTCTCGGTGCTTAGACCGCACTGCTTGGCTGCGCTTGGTACATTGCTCTTGCCACGAAACAGCAGGTCACAGGCCTGTCTCGTTGTCATCTTCATGCCAGGGCGCCCTCAGTCGTAGTTCTGTTTCTGTTTCTGTGTAGATGGGATCATCCACCCCGGAAGGTTGCCGAAGCTCCTTTATTTGACGATCCACGTCGGCCATCGTTTTTGCCGTCTTCCAATTCACCCAGTGCTCGAACCAGTTGTCGTGGATTTTTACGAGCCATTCGACCGTGTTGAAGAAACCGTGCTCCCAGAGGATGCGAATAATATCGACGACCAGGGCCTGTAGCGATCTGACGTCAGGCATAAAAAAAGGGCCCGGAGGCCCTTATTGTTCCAATCACTCAGGCTTTTGGGGCTTGGGGAAGACCTTGATCAGGGCGGCGACAATCGCTTGAACCAGACCGTTCTGAGGGATGGGCAGGAAGGGAAGCACTTCGGAGGCCACGAAGAGAGCCAGGCCGATGGCAGCAATGGGTTCCATATCGAATAAGGAGTACTCGCCGTAGAATACCAATCGGAAAACTACCTCGAGCGCTTCTAGGTCATGATCTACTCGTCTGCCGATATTGCAAGAGTCCTCGGCAGCGACGTCATGATCCGCCAAGGCGGTCGCATATCCATCGTTGATGGCAAGCCTGGTCTTGGCTATGATGAGTACGTTTACATATACATCGACAAGTATCCCACAGTCGAGGACTTCCAGGCGACCTGGAAGATCTGGGTGGTTGACGGCGGCTCGGATATTGCCGACCTGGTCCTCAATGCCATAACCGTCCTGCTGCCCAAGTTCGACTTCAAGGGCGACCATTACACAACGACCGACTTTGCGAGCGAGAAGACTGTAATCAAAACTCAGGCTGAAATTGAGCTTGAAGAGACCAGAGCCGAACGCGAGAGGCTCCAGAAAGACTTCAGTGGCCTCCAGGAGGGCCTACAAGCCCGTTTGTCTACTGTTCGCGACGGCAGAGACGGCATAGACGGCAGAGACGGCATAGACGGGCGTGACGGCAAGGATGGTCGAGACGGCAAAGACGGTCGCGACATAGATGCCACCGAGACGGATCTCGAGGACCTGCGGAACGTAGAAGAGGGGATCGTCAAGGAAAGGGGGCAGGTGCTTACCTGGGACGGCGCAAGGTGGACTAACCTGTTTGTTCCCCAGGTGCTCTCCTCTGGCGGCGGGGGCGAAACCCAGACTGCGGCGGCAAGCGATGCCGTTAGCGCGACGGTTCAATGGAAGTACCACGTTGAGGAGCCTGGCGTCGAGCCGCATGCTGGAGACTTCCACACCGATTCTCAGGATGGAGAACTGGTCACGAAGATCCACGTCAGCACCCTGACCAACAGGGGTAACGACATCAGCGTGCTGATCAGTGACCTGCTCACCCAGGGCTATGATCGCCTGTACGTAGCGCAATCGGCCGACCTGTCGCAGGCTCACCTGTACCAGATCACTGGCTACCTGCCCACAACTGATGGAACAGAGCTGAGCGTCGCCCACATCCAGACTGCTGGCCTTGAGCCAGACTTCGTACCTAATGCGACTTACGAGTTCTATATCAGCAAGTCGTCCGCAGGTAGCGGTATTCCAGAGGCCCCTGTTGATGGGCAAGCCTACGTGCGCCAGAGCAGCGGCTGGGTGCCAACAACAACGGTCCCCGTCAGTATCTCTAGCAATACCCTCGGGGAACTGAGCGACGTCAACGTGCCCGCCGCGACCGCAGGAGAGGCCCTTATTTTCAATGGTACCCAGTGGGCTGCTGGTGGCGACTTCAGCGGCGGCAGTTTCTAGGGCCTCAGGCATACTATAAAAGATCTGTTCACTGAGTTGCGATGTCCAACGCTATTCGCATAAAGAAAAGAGCGGCCGGCGGTGCGGCAGGCGCTCCATCGGCGCTTCGCAGCTCCGAGCTAGCTTTCAACGAGCAGGATCTAACGCTTTATTACGGCTATGGCGACGACGGCGGCGCCAATGCTACGTCAATCCTTGCGATTGCGGGTACGGGGGCTTATGTCTCTCTGAGTACCACACAGACGATTTCTGGCGACAAGACGTTTACAGGTTCGGTTGACCTGACAGGCGCAACTGCCACCGCTGCAACTCAGGTCCCTGGTACCAACAATACAACGATCGCCACAACGGCCTTCGTCACCAATGCCATCACCAATGCTGGTGGCTATGTCGACCCCCTGACCACTGACGGTGACATCGTCATCCGATCGGGTGGAAGCACGGTTCGGCTTGGCATTGGATCCACTGGGCAGGTCCTGACTGTTGTTGGCGGCATCCCTGCGTGGCAGGATACGGCCAATGCAGGGTCCCTCAGCATCGCAGCCGATGGCGCCTTCTCTGGCTCTGTTGACCTTGATACTCAGACGCTGTCGATCATCGGCGGAACTGGCCTAACCACGTCTGGCTCAGCGCAAGCGATCACCGTCAACCTGGACGACACCGCCGTTACCCCCAGCTCCTACGGAGCCGCTGGTAGTGTCGCAACATTTACCGTTGACCAGCAAGGTCGCCTGACGGCAGCGGCGACTACCGCAATCTCCATTACCAGCTCACAGGTCAGCGACCTGGGTACGACCCTTGGAGACTACGTCAGCAAGACCGCTGTTGGCACCGAGTCCATGGTCGGTTCCCTGACCATCGGCGGGGACCTGACCGTCAACGGCACCACAACCACCATCAACACTCAGGAAGTGTTGGTCGAGGACAAGAACATTGTCCTTGGCAATGTGACTACGCCAACAGATGCCACGGCAGACGGTGGTGGTATCACGCTTCTCGGGGCTTCCAACAAGACGATTAACTGGGTTGATGCTACCGATGCCTGGACTCTTTCGGAGCATGTCAACATAGCGGCCACCAAAGAGTACCGCATGGACGGCACCACCGTCCTTGGCTACAGCGGCGCTACCAAGATCCTGGATAACGTCGAGATTGACGGCGGAACTTTCTGATAATTACCCAAACGGAATACTACGGGGACCGTACATACGGTCCTTTTTTATTGCTAGATAGCAGCCATGGCCAACGTGATCAAGCTGCGCCGTAGCGCGGTTCAAGGCAACATACCCACAACTGCGCAGATTGCGCTGGGCGAAGTTGCTATCAACACGTTTGACGGCAAGCTGTTTATCAAAAAGGATGATGGGACCGAGTCGGTCGTAGAGCCAGGATACAATGGCGCAATAGTTTCAGATGCACCCCCAACCACCAGGCCTGACGGTTCGACACTGGCAGAGGGCGATCAATGGTGGAAGTCCAATACTAGCGCCCTCTATGTTTACTACGGAAGCTCCTGGATCAGCGTAGGTGGCGGCGGTGGCGGCGGCATAGGGGAAGCCCCGCTTGATGGTAACTACTACGTGCGCTCTTCCGGCGCGTGGGTTAAGCTCACCGACGCTCTGAGCACGCTTGGTGTTACGTTTACCGATCCTGTTGACGCTGGCAACTTTACTACCGGCCTTGGTACTGCACTTACCAGCGCAATTTACGACGCTGGTAACTTCACTGATGGAACGTCTGCGGCAACCAATACCAGCGTCATCGACGGCGGTCTAACCACCCCGTAGGAAAACTAACGGGAATTAGGTTGTCGGCATGCCAGTCCCCTCACCCCGCAATAGTATCCGCATCGCTCGCGGCAACTTCGCAGATCTGAACGCAAACGCGGCCGCTTTTGGTGAAGGTGAGTTCATCTACGCAATTGACCAAGACCGCTTCTACACCGCCTCAAGCGGGGTGTTGGTTGCCGTTGGTGCGGGTGTGGTGGCGGCCGAAGGGATTGATACGCTGGCTGATGTAGATACTTCCACGATTGCACCTGGGGTCGGTCAAGTCCTGAAGTGGGACGGTACTAACTGGGTACCTGCAGACGACAGCAATACTGATGCCGTCACCTCTGTCGCCGGCAAGACTGGTGATGTGACGCTGGTCAAAGGCGATGTGGGTCTTGATCAGGTTGATAATACTTCGGATATCAACAAGCCAATCTCTACCGCAACGCAATCTGCTCTCGATCTGAAGGCTGACCTTGTTGGTGGCGTTGTTCCCAATAGCCAGCTCCCCTCGCTGGCCATTACTGAGTACCTCGGCACTGTTGCCAGCGAAGCTGCGCTACTTGCCCTGACTGGTCAGCGTGGTGACTGGGCGATCCGTACCGA